GCCGTGAAATTACTATATTTGTATGTTAAATAACATACAAATATATACAAACTATGTCGTTTAATAATTGAGTTGGACTATATATTTTTTTGTAGTATCAATTGCAACGATCGCTACTATAGTAATAAATGCAACTTTTATCGATTCATAGAATTCAGTGACACTTTATTATGTTTTGTTTTAAATTGTTCTCGGATCGGTTCAATAAGTTCATTTATACAATTTTCTGCTATATTTTGTAATTCTTTGATCGTTAAAGTTTCTGATTCAATATCATCGACCAAATCTTCATATTCGTGATAATAAACATCAATAATATCATCAATTTTTTCATTGTCCTTGAAGTGATTTATTGATTTCCCCAAAATTTCATACATTGGATATATAAAATCCTTGAAAATATCTAATAATACGGACGTATCTAACCTTTTGATTTTTGAGTGTAATTTCTTTATATTATTGTGTACACTAATGGGTTTTAATCCCGTAAAAATAGGTTCAATGAGAACAATTGAAGGCATTGTTTGGTCAATATATGCGTCGGATTCATCCCATATTTCTTTTACAGTATTATATTTAGATCGGTTGGATATACTAGATATAAATACGGATGCGTTTACATATTTCATATATATTGCATCCATAATGGACGGAAAGTCTGATAATTTTGCATCTAAATGTAATTTACCCCAAATAGTTGACATTCTGACGATTTCAAGGGTAAAATCGAAATGATATTTGAGATCACTGGTTGTTATAAATAATATTTTGTTAGAAGATACAACAAATGCGTTTTCGTCGACACACACATCAATATTAAATTCTTTGAATATTTTTGTGGTGATTACTTTAAAATACCTCGTGATATTATTTACAGTTGGTATATCGAGATGATCCGAGCCATCATTGATTAAAATGACCAAATCGTAATTATAATTATGAATTAAATTGTAAATAAACAAGATTTCAGCATATCTGTCGATTGTAATAATGCGGGGATCGACAAACCAGCATAATCGATTAAGACGATTTTTGGTTTTGTTGCTTTCGGCGGTGGCATTTAATAAATCTGTGGGTTTTTTTACTTTTAGGTTATGTTCGAGTGATCCGCCAATAATGGTTACAGCATTATCTACAATTACATTAAATGCACTTTGTGGCGCTGTTGTCATCCTTCTAATATAATATACGGAAATTTGTATATTATATTTCACTTTTACACGTATGCGCCGTGTATCACGCCTGAGGAGTGTAAAACATGATGTATTCAAGACTTTGAACACGTGGATATTTTAACAATAATTACGAATTGTTATCGACGTTTTGGTTTTAAGCTAAATGCGATTAGTCGTCCATCATTTTCAAACATACACTTTATGTCATTTCTGCATGTATTCCATTCTGATGTTGTGTTATAATTCGTTAATTTGGCTAATTTAACGATGTCTTCGAATTGCATTTTTATATTAAATTCTTAATTCTTGTTATCATATTTCTATTATTTTACATCATATTCTGTTTTTTTTATCTTTCTAATCTTTTTAACCTTTCTGATTTTTTTAACTTTTTTACTTTCTGATTTCACTTCATTTTCTAATTTTACTTCATTTTCTGATTTTACTTCATTTTCTAATTTTACTTCATTTTCTGATTTTACTTCATTTTCTAATTTTAATATTTTTTCTTTTAATAATTTTACATTACTTTCTGATGTTTTTAATTCTTCTTTTAACGATTTTATATTAGTTCCTGATGTATCCAATTCTTCTTCTAACAATTTTACCTTATTTTCTGATTGTAATAATTTGTCTTTTAACAATTTCACTTCAGTTTCTACTAATTGATGGACTTTCTCTTTATGTACTGTCAGATTTCCTTTTGTAGAGAATACTTTATTGCAAATATTACATTTTAAAGCATCAGGGTCCGTACATATACCTGATTCTATATGTCTATCTAAACGATATTGAATTTTATATATTTTTTTACAATGTTTACATATTAAGTTAGGTGTATTGCATATATCATTATTTGTATGATGGAGCCAATTTCGTTTGGATGTGAATGATTGTGATAAATCATTACATGTATATTCCATTATTACATATATGATTAATTATTAAATATTAACATTGGTTAACAATCGATTTTATTTTTTGTAGTAGATGTATTACCCAGTAACAATAAAGTGAATAAAAGTGATTTCAGCACTCTAAAATGTAGTTTCATCATAATGAACAAGATTCGTGCCGTTCTCCGTAAGATTCCCTCGATTTCCACTTCGCCCAATTTGACAGCGAATCGGCATTATTGTGCACTTTTCAGGGGCGGGAAAATGATCAATGATTGCGTTTCTAGTTCTAGTTCTCGTTCGCGTTTGGGTCGAAATTTCAACAAGTTGTCAACCCATGCAGAGGAGGCTGCTTTGCGCGGCATCAATGGTGACAGCAAGATGCCGGGTACTGCCCGGTGGGAGTTTATAAAAGGATGCACCAAGCATTCAAACGTACGATCGTATTGTTCCTTACCCATCAAAGGGCTACAACAAGGGCAAGGGTAAGAAGCGCGCCAAAAAGCCACAAAAGCGAGCAGGATTGATACTTGTTGTGATTCGGCTCGGAAAGTCTGACGAACTACTTGATTCAAAACCTTGCCATCATTGTATTCAGATGATAAAGGCCGCAAAGGTCAAAAAGGTGATGTATTCGACCGGCGATCCACAAAATCCTTACAACATTGAAAGTTCAGAAACTATTACAAACAGACCATCGAGATGTGTGAGAATGCTAAGCAATGATGAATACAAGAATCATACTAAAAACAAAAACAATAAAATTCAAAATTAAAATACATTTAATTAAACCGTAATAATATTACATAGTTTAATTAAATGTTAAATTCTCTATAGTCCCCGAGGTTTCCTAATATTGCCTTCTTTATTTTTGTATATTTTGAATTTTTCAGATGTGTCCATATTTAATATTTGCTGATCTGTTAATTTTTGTGGATTTAGAATTTCATCAAAATGTGTATCAGAAAGTGCAGTCATACAATAACTAATATGTGGATATTTTTGGTAACACCATGCAGCTAATTCCGAGGGTGAAAATGTACTTTTTTGGCGTGTCAATATAGAATGGGCTTGGATTTCAATATTGTGTAGATCACAAAAATTAACTATTGGATCGCGATCAATTACATGCGGATGTATTTCAATTTGGTTGACACTTGGTAAAAAAGTCGGGTTTTCAGAATAAATGGCCATTATATCATCGACATTGTGATTACTAACTCCGATATCTGTGGTATATCCGAGATCAACCGATTCACACAATCCTTTCCATGATTCGCTCCACATTGGGCAATGTAACAAAATTGTATCAATTTTTCCTAAAACTTCAGCAGTTTTACGACAATGCTCGACAGTACCCGAAATATCCAAAACATCCCATATTTTTGTAGTAATGCGGTATTTTGATCTGTCAGAGATATGTTCTTCTAAGATAGCTCCCATATATTTCTCATTTTCGTAAACCTGGGCTGTATCAAATCTGTTAAAACCACGCGAAATAGCCAAAGGTAAGGCATTTTGAAGATCATCGGGTTTCAATTTATAAGTTCCAAAAATGCGCTGATTTGCGTGAATTGTATGAAACATTGATAATTAAGGTGGTATTTTGTCGATTAATATCACTTTACGCTTGATGAGTATGTGATTTCGATACGATATTGTATATCATCTGTTGCAATTGGACTTTAGTCCAATTCAATTAATAACGTACATACTTTTTTGTATATATATAGTAGCAATCATATCATTCAATTTTTATTATTGTCCGTCAATGTAACTGTATAGGTCGTTTCTAAAATTGCCACTATCTGCAATCTCTCCGGGTTCCAAATGATAATCTGTATCTGTTATCATGTTTGGTTCAAAATCTTCAGTACCGCATTTGCACGAGCAAGTACAAAAATATCCGAATACAAGAATGGCAAGAACCAACAGTGTGATAAATGTAGTTTGATTCATTATATACAGTTTACATATTATTTCTGACGCAAAATTGATTATAACTGTTATAATCAATTTTAAAAATCCCAATATATGATTTATCGTCCGCATGTTGTATAAATCATGTTAGAATCCAACTCCATAACATCATCGATAATATCTTCGCTATATTCATCGAATTTTTCGACAAAATATTCCATTTTTTGTACATCCTCATTGTATTTGAAAATATACCTATCAAATTTGTTTGGATCATAATCGGCATTTCTGTCACCCACAATATCGGTTGACACACCATCGGCTGCAACTTTACAATAATACTCGTCGTATTCGGTAATACCGGTTTCAATGCAAATTTTCCCAAAAATAGAATCACCGCGCGATGGCAATATATAAGGACCAATAATTATACTATCGGATGTTATTTCGGCGGAATCTGCGGCGACATGTACATTTTGACGTCCAGGAAACAATAAATCCATGGTTGGCGGGTTATAATTGTAATTTACCCTAAATTACAATTATTTTTCACTTTATCACACGTATGCGCCGTGTATCACGCTTGAGGTGTGTTTGACATAGCGAAGCCGCAGGCGTAGCAAGTCAAACACACCTCAACTATAATTCATGGTGTATTCAAAAATATTACACTTTTATATTCACTACAAAATCTTGAAAAATTATTGTTTTGGACCCAATAAATTACTTTAGCGACAAAAGCAAACATTCGCTAGCGCGATTTCATAAAACAGCTTTGCTGTTTTACTCATGAGAGGAGAGCGCTACGCGCCCTACCTCGAGTCACTGCGCCCAGTGATGTGCCCAGTGACATTAGTCCATTTTTATTTTAGGACGACGTTTTATATTTTTCAAAGTATGATCCGAATTTTTAGAATCGACATTTTTATCTCCATTTTTTTCAAAAATGCATTTTGCCATTTTGTGTCCATCGACAAATAATTTTATTTTTTGTTCAGTAGATATATTTATATTGTATACATTTACATTGATTTTTAGGTCGATGGATTTTACGTGTGGTCCAATATCGTTTAATCTGGTTTTATATAATTCAAACATAGGAATCATCATGATTCTGTACATCCATGTCAATTGATTACATTCAGATATTTCATCTAGTTTTTCAACAACAGATATCCCAATAACTTTATCGATACCATTGTCTGCCAAATCCACTGGATAATTATTCACAAGACTTCCATCGATATAAACATTATTTTTGTATATTTTCTTACTAAATAAAAATGGCAAACAACATGATATTTCGATAGCATCAATTATTTTCATATGAGGGGTATGTTGGGGGCAAAAATGTTCCATAGAGGCTGTATTTATATTTGTTCCAATAATATTTATATTATTTCCTGTAAATTCATACAATTCCGTGAAAGTTGGATCGGGATTTCCGAGTTTTTGTTGTAAAATGGGACGAATACGATCTCCTAATATAGATATGGGTAATAATGCAATATTTTCACGTAATGTTTTACTAATTTGATAAGGATCCATCAATTTATCATTTTCGTAAAAATGTGTAAATATTTCAGTTGAAGTGAAACCGATGGCCAAAAACAAACAAATAAGCGATCCGATAGACGTTCCATAAAAATCGTGAACTTTTGAAAGCAAATTTGTCGATTCTAAATAAAATAAAGCTCCTAATATACTATAACCTTTGATTCCACCACCAGATATAACGAGACGCTTAAATGGTCTATTGATATCGTTGTTGTCCATTTATATTATGAGTTGTAAATAAAGAAATATATATGTGATTCAAAGCTCCGATTGTCAAAGTTGGACATACAAATGTATATATTCTTCATGACCCAGCGATAGCGGACCAACAGTCGAAGAGGTAGACTAAATTTGAAAAATTAATTAATGAGTAATATATTGATTTCGCAAATAGTACTTGTATTATTCGATTTGAAATTAAAGTCCAACTCAGTTAATTATGAACGCGAAATCAATACATTTATATCTTAAATAAGATGCAAATATATACGAAGTGTGTACGTAATTGGCTGAGTTGGCCTATATGATATGTTTTATAATATTAATGGATTCAACAAATGGATATAAAAAAATCAAACAAATCGGGAAAGGATCATATGGGGTTGTATATAGTGGTATCGATAAACTCGGAAATCCCGTAGCAATTAAAGAATATAAATTACGAAACGCCGACATAGATGCGCGTACAGAAATTGCCATGTTACAATCCCTAAAAGATACATGTAGTTATTATTCGTCGTGTTTCCATGAAATGTATATCGACAAGTCATCGAATACTATTAATATTGTAATCGATCTTGTTGAAGGAATTGGTTTGGGTGAATATATGGATAAATTCCGCATTGGTCAGCGATCTCGGCGATTTGATATTTTGTATAATTTGACAATGGGTCTCAACAAAATACACAAAAGTGGCGTCGCCCATCAAGATATAAAATTTCAAAATATTATGTGGGATCATAAAAATCATCGAGCTCGATTTATAGATTGGGGACTTGGGTGTTTAGTAGACAAATATTGTAAATCAGACAAACCATGTGATAGGCCATGTGATACATCAGGAACTGCGTATACATCACCACCAGAACTCAAAAAATTCGGAAGTGGAAACGAAAAAACTGGAAATATGGTATACGCTCACGATATTTGGTCCTTGGGTGTTATCTTATATTTATGGTATACATTGGATTTTTACAAAAACATCAATATAAAATTGTATGGAGGATCTGAAATGGGAGGATTGTCAGAATTAGCGCCAAAATATTGGGACGAAAATACAATGTGTGAAAATATAAAGAAAGTAACCGAAAGAGATCCACTTGCTGCAGAAATTATAGGATTGATGCTGACTCCAAATTGGAAAACACGGTTAGAAAATTGGCCAAAAATAATCGAATTGTTAACGGCACCAACAAATAAATACAAAATTATAAAGCGAGCAATAAATTTGGGAAATTGGCAATTGTTAAAAATAATGCTGACGGACGGCAATCCCCTGGAAAAATACATGGTTCGGGATATATTTGTATATTCGATAGTAAACGCTCGGTTTTTATTACCTGTAGTCGCAAAATGGTGTATCATCACTGGGCGCAGTGAATCACGCTGAGGGATTTCTGCGTCGTCGCAAGCGACTCCTTGAAACCCTCACTGTCATTTATTGGGTCCATAAAAATAAATAGTAATTTTGTATTTGTAGAATTGATTATGTTGTATATAATCAATTTTTGAACTTTGATAGTATGGACCCAATAAATGACAGTATCGATGTTTGCTCAGGAGCGTAGCCTTAGGCGGAGCGACAAAAGCAAACATTCGCTAGCGTGATTACTGCGCCCAGTGATAAGGACTATCTAATTATAATGAATTTTCAAGAAGTGGCAAAAACATATTTTGACAAATTATTATATAAATTATTGACTAAAATATCAAATATACACAATATTGACTACGAGGAGCTTATTCTTTTTGTAAATGACAACAATTTTTTAATGAAATCGAAAACAGCAGAAGTAGGAAAGTGTTCAGTGAAGATAATGAGTGGAAAACGAAAAGGGGAACTATGTAATGCATCGGCTCTTGAAAATGGAATGTGTAAACGACATTGTAAATCAAAAATAATATCAGATTTGAACAATGGTAAAATAGGAGATCAAATACTTTCTGTGGGTAAAAAAGAACCCAAGGTTGCCCAAATCACAAAAACACAACAGAAAAAAATAGACGAGCTAAATACTGCTGTAAAACATGATGATGTTCTAATAAAAACAGATATTGGACTATTACACACAAATACTCAATTTATATTTAATGAGAATTTCCGAGTATTGGGTAAAAAATGTGCAAGTGGTAATATTATTGAATTGACGAGCTCGGATGTCGAGATTTGTGATAAAAATGGATGGAGGATTGTTGTAGATCAGTAATTTGATATAAGTTCCAAATATCCACGCCTTGCAGCATTTCGAATTGCATAATTATCAAGATCACTGGGATCGACACGCGAATCTTTTAATAATAACTTTATAGTTTCAAGGTGCCCATGATATGCAGCATCATTAAATTGTCTTTGAAGTGTCGTCATCACTGAAATACCGTATACATGTCAGCATTTTTCACTTTCCTCAAAATTTATTCATTTACATAAAACACATCAGAATATTTTTTTTTAATATTCCGACAATGACTTGTTTCGACGCGAGGATCCGTTAATAATAATTTTAATATTTCCAGATGTCCATTTTCTACAGCTCCTTGAATTGCATTATTATAACGATCACTGGGATCGACACGCGAATCCGTTAATAATAGTTTTACTACTTCCAGATTTCCTTTCTCTGCAGCACCTCGAATTGCAAGATTATTCTCATCACTGGGATCGACACGCGGATCCTCTAATAATAACTTTACAACATCAAGATGTCCATTCATTGCAGCATATCGAATTGCAGTATTATCACGATCACTGGGATCGACACGTGGATCATTTAATAAGAGTTTTATTACTTCAAGATGTCCATTCAATGCAGCTTCTCTAATTGCATAATTATTATCATCACTGGGATCGACACGTGGATCATCCAATAATAACTTTACAACATCAAGACGTCCAAATGCTGCAGTTAATCCAATTGCAGTATTATCACGATCACTGGGATCCACACGCGGATCCTCTAATAATAGTTTTACAACTTCATGATTTCCATCTATTACAGCATCATCAAATTGTCTTTGAAGTGTAGCATATCGAATTGCAA